TGCCACAGCACAGAGCACTGCTAATACTGCTAAAGCCAACGCTGCCGCGGCCCAAACTAAAGCTAACGAGGCTGCAACGGCCGCTAGTACAGCTCAGAGTACAGCAGACACCGCTAAGCAGAATGCTGCTACAGCTCAGTCCAAGGCTAATGCGGCTGCTAGTGCTGCTAATACCGCACAGAGTACCGCCGATACCGCCAAGGCAAACGCTAAGAAGGCTCAGGACGATGTTAATGCACTCAAGAACCGCGTGACCTCCGCTGAGACAAAGATTACTCAAAATAGTGAAGCTATTGCACTTAGGGCGACTAAGACTGAAGTTACTAGTGCTGTGAATCAGGGATTAATTGCAGCCCTTGGTGAACAGTATGAAAATCCTGACAAGAATGCTTGGATTAAAGTAAATGGTTCAATAGCTATGGACCGTTCAGAAATTCGTAGAGGTTTAAACATTGCCGTTTTTGATCGATTTACTTTGACTTTAACAGATTCAAAGCACTACGATGTTTACCTCGAAAATAGAGAATATGCTGATCAAGCGGCGACATATTTAAACTCTTTAAATAGCACCTCTATCGTGGTAATTGTCTCTTGGGATGCAGTTGGCTCTAATGCAGCTATGGATGCTGCGTTGTATCGATGTGGAGGAACTAGAAGTTTACTTCATGCTGAAAGATTGGCTTATGCTCTAATTGGTATTCCTGGAAATGGAAAAGGAACCGGTATCGAATCGTATGCTGACACTGTGTCTAATGGGGCTGAAGCTAAAGCATATGTATCTTGCAGAGTAGTTGATGGAGCTCTTATTGGAAGTAATAGCCCGTCCTTCATAACAAGCGAGGATGCTAAGAAATACACTGATGCGCAGTTGAAAATTACGTCTGATTCAATTACTTCGACTGTGTCTACTGTCAAGAATGATTTGGCGAATAATTATACTAAGACGACAGACACTCTTAGAACATATTACTTTGGATGGAGTAATACTTATACTCCCGGCTGGATAAAGCTTGGCCCTCTCCCGTCCAGTGGCGATAATTCCTCAGTGACGATTAACGTCTGGTCTGGAGATGGGTATAATGGTTCCGCGTCACAGAATGCCGATTGGCAAATTATGATTAAGGACGGATATCAACAAACGCTATCTACTAGATACGCGTTCGGCGTCACGGTAAACTACGGTCTCCATTGTGACGGTGCTAAAGTAATGGTTAGAGCAACTGCTCACAACGTCTGCGACGTATGGTGCTATCTCCCGTGGTCTCATCCTGCCGGAAGATATAGTATTCAGGGGCGATATTTAAAATGGGAACATAAGTCCGGAGGTGTTCTTCCACAATCATCTGAACCGAGCGAGGGCGAATCACAGTCAATCATTCAGGACACTTGGACGACTGTAACGAATATGCAATCCTCAATCAACCAGACTGCCGAGTCGATTAGATCTACTGTAGCTGCTACGTATGTCAATAACGAGACGCTATCGAGCTATGCTACTAAGTCTCAGCTTGAACAGACATCCACGTCTCTGACCTCTCGTATCCAAACGACTGAGACGACTGTCTCTGGTATGTCTACGACTGTTAAAAATGTCAATGACTACATGACATTTGCTAGGGAATCTGGTCAACCTACTCTGACGATCGGTAGTTCGTCAAGTTCATTCCGTACGAAGCTGACTAATACCAGCGAGAAGTTCATGCAGGGTGACCAGACAATCATGGAGTTGGATGGTGTTACTTCTACGGTGAAAGCTTCTCGAGTACAAATGGGTCATTATCAGTGGCGAGATACTGGTACATCAATGCAATTGATTTATATTCCTTAGGAGGGTCAATTGGCTACTATTTACGGCAACACAACCAATCACTGGCGTTGCTATATTAACACTTGGTCCTCTGAGGATGGATTATCGGTATCTGCTGGACTGACTGTAGGTATTCAGGACTGTGGTTGGGGTTTTCAAATCTGGACTGGTATTGTTGGACATGCTAGTGCTAACGGTAGCGACTCCGAGGTTAATACTAGTTTCAATACGCCGACAGGCTCTTGGAATACGAAAGATATTACTTCTGCTTCTCAGAGATTTGTCAAGGGTCATAACGCTTACAATGTCACTCTATCTGGATGGGTGCGAAATCAGTCTGGCTATATGAACGGTACAAGTTCAGCAAGTCAGACGATTACAATTCCTGCGCTAGCACACCATTATGTAAGTTTTGATGCGAATGGTGGTACAGGTGCTCCCGGTCGAGCAGATAAGTGGTATGGTGAGTCTCTTATTATTCCAACAACTAAACCGACACGTACGAATTATGAATTTCTTGGCTGGAGCAAAACCCCAACTGGTACAGCTGAGTATCAACCGGGTCAGACATACGGAGGTACTCCTGACGCTGACTATACTCTATATGCTGTATGGAAACTTTTATATATTCCGCCAAAATTTACCGATGGTCTGGCTATTCGTACTGGTTCAATGTCCTCTACTACTCCCGATTACTCAGGCGGTTACTGCTATGCAAGCTTTACTTACAAGGTAGATACTACGGTATATTCAGGCAATGTAGCTAAGTCCATTGTATGTAAATACTATCAAGATGGAAGTACTACCGGTGTAGTAGTGACTCCTACTGGAGACCTTAACAAGGCATCTGGTACGATTAATGTCCATTTTGCAGCGTCAATCAACTCAGGGTATTATATCGAGTGTACTTTGACAGATACTAAGTCCGGAACGGCGACTATCGCTCGATCCATTACGACAGGAGTTCTACCTATGGAAGTTGCAAACCAAGGAAAATCGGTTGGCATTCTTAGTGCAGCACCTAGTTCTGCTGGATTGAATCTAGGCGGCTCTGGTAATCCTGATTTTCTTATCGCTGCCGATACGACAAATAATAAACTTGAGTCGATGGCTCAGATTCACGGTAGTACGTCTTCAACCGGTCAAGGTGAGTTGACACTAAGTACGCAGGGCACAGATTCGAGAGGCAATGTAGCACGGGGGTCCATCAACCTCATAGCTGATAGCCTACGATTCAATTCTAAGCCTTATTTGCCCAAGTCATGGGTGGTTGAGGAATCTGAGAACAAAGATCCTAATGCCGGCTGGGTTTGGAAAAAATATGGAGACGGTACTGCCGAATGTTGGTATAGGCATTATACTCAATTCAACATTGCACCCGAGTGGCTCGGCGGATGGTATGTCAGTTTGAACGACAATGATGACAACTGGAACGTTAATTTCAATAGTCTACCTTACCCGTTTAAATTCAAAACAACACCAATGTTATTACGATCATATCGTTCAGATAGTTCGTTTTCAAACAAAGTTGCTATTTTGGTAATGCCGTATACCTACGGAGACGAATCAGTAACTGGATCAGTATTCTTTGCTCAATTAGGCGGTACCAAGAGCGAAGTTCGGGGACGTCTCGAGCATTACGTGTTCGGAATGTGGAAATAAGCTAGCATTAATTTTAAAGAAGGCGATGCAATGTTTTACGGTAATCTTGTAAATGATATGGTAATCCTTACACCAGATTCGTCTACTGGTCGTCCTGTTATGGAGATCGATCCACCTACGAATATTCCGACAGGTTACCATGCTGAGTCTCGATTCCGAGACAATGGTAGTTCTATTACCCAGGTTTGGGATATTGTGCCCAATGCCGGTACTCCTCAGGACGCTGCTATCACGCTTGCTATGATGCAGGCTGAGAAATTGTCTGATGATGAGGCTCTCAAGGTACCTGCTCTCTATCCTGAATGGAGTGGCAATGCCGTGGTATATCCTGTAGGTACTCGAGTTCTCTATAACGGCACTTTGTATAAGGCCTTGGAGACTCATACCTCGACTCCTACCACGTCGCCGATCGACAGTCCGCAGAATTGGACCAAGGTGCTCCCTTCCTCTTCTGGCGAGACTGCTCCTGAGTGGGAGAGTGGGCATATCTACAATAAGGGTGACCGAGTAACCAAGTACGGCAATGTCTACGAGTCTACTATGGACTCCAATACCTACGAGCCTGGTGTCTTCGGTTCTGAATCCGCTTGGACCCAGATCACCCAATCCTAAATCAAAATGGGAGTAAATCATGCTTCACGGTATTGATATCGCGTCATATCAGTCCGGTCTTAACCTTACTACGGTTAAAAGCCAGATTGATTTCGTCGTGATTAAGGGTACTGAGGGTACGAATTACGTAAATCCCTACTGTGATCCACATTTCCAACAGGCGAAGCAAGCAGGCATCCTCCGAGGTGTATACCATTACGCTAAGGCCGGTAACGCTACCGCAGAGGCAAACTACTTCTGCGATAACTGTATCGGCTACAAGGGGGATGCCATCCCGGTTCTTGACTGGGAAGAGAAACAGTCAGTCGCCTGGGTTAACGAGTGGGTCAAAGTCGTCCGTAGCCGCTGGGGAGTTTCCCCTATCATCTACGCAAATCCTTGGCGATTCAATCAAGGTGGAGTAGATAAAGACTGCGGACGATGGGTAGCTTCGTATCCAGCAGTATCTCACCCAACTTTCAAAATGGCCGAATCGTGGGATTGTCCTGACGCAGACGGACTTGTGTGCATGTGGCAATTCTGCTCCGACGGTCGACTAAATGGTTATAATGGCAATCTTGCCGCCGCCCTCTTCTATGGAGACGTAAACGCCTGGAACGCCTATGCTGGAGTAAAGCCTGCTCAGACTCCCCAGCAACCTACAGGCAAACCTGAGCAACCATCGAACCAAGATTCTTCAGACGATACTATTATCATCTCGAAGGGTGACGGTTCAAATCCTACTAAGTACAAGAAGATCTCTTAGTAGTTCAAAGTAAGAGGGTATCCTTGGGGCAATTCGTTAGTTCAAGACGTCGTAGGTGTTCTTCGATTTAACTTCGTTCTTCTGTCCTTTCCATTGTTAAATCCAGAATTGTCCCTATGATGCCCTCTTACTCTATTTGAGAAATCGTTGAAAGGAGTTTCTCATGTCACAGACGTACAACCCGTATATTGGCCAGATTCCAGGTCAGCAACCAGCTACACCACAGACTTGGTTGCCGGGCAACCAGAATGTCACTCTGCCATACGTAACGCCCGCTCCAAAGCAGACCATTTTCGGTAAGGTCGTTCAAAATGAGAGTCAGATTACTCCGAACGACGTACCGATGGATGGAACAATTGCTATGTTCCCGCTTCAGGACTTCTCCAAGATCATTGCAAAGCAGTGGACGCCCAATGGTCTGATTCAGACTCTTGAGTATCTTCCTGCGAACGCTAAGGACGACAATCCGACAGTCACTCTCGATGAGGTAATGTCTCATATGGACGAACGTCTTGATCAGATTGAAGATCTTTTCACCAAGCCTAATCAGGCAATGAAGAAGGGTGATAACAATGCTAAGTCCGCTTAATGCTATTCTTAATATGGCACAGTCAAATCCTAATATTGCAAACAACCCTCAGGCTCAGGCAATGCTGAATGTCGTCAAGAGCGGCGATGCTCAGAAGGGCGAGGAAATTGCAAGGAACCTCTGCAACACTATGGGAATCACTCCGGAGGAAGCAACCAAGCAGGCAGCTAACTTCTTCAACATTCCTCACTAATATTTAACGAGTAAAGGATGGTAATCATGCCGTTTGACAAAACAGCAAGCATCTTGGATACAGTTAAGAAGACTTGTGGTCTGGGTTCAGACTACGACGCATTCGATCAGGATATTCTGGTTTTTCTAAACGCTGCCATCCTTGATCTCACTCAAAATGGGATTGGTCCGTCTGATGGGTTTACTGTTACTGATTCATCTCAGACATTCGAAGACTTTATCGGAGGGTTTAAGAACGTAGGAGCAGTGGCAACATATTTGTCACAGAAGACTCGTATCGCGTTCGACCCTCCGACTTCTTCATATGTTCTTGAGGCGATCAATAAAAACCTTGTCGAACTCATTTGGCGACTAAATCTCGAAGCTGAAAATACGAGTAATTCTGACGTTACCTCGTAAACTCAGTTAGTTCATATTCTCGGACTAGATTTAGGGACCGCAGCCTTAGATCGAATCTGAGTTTATGATATTTTCTGTCGGTGTGCAAAATAAGGAGGAACATTATGTTTAGCAATAGTGCACCGAGCCTGTCCGATATCGCTGCCGTTACGGATGGTAACCGCAATGGTGGATGGGGCGATGGAAATGGTTGGTGGGTTCTGATCATTCTCTTCGCACTGTTCGGATGGGGTGGCAATGGTTATGGCGGAAACCGTGGAGCTGCTGCAGCAACCACGACTGATCTCCAGTCCGGTTTTGATACCCAGAGCATCCTGAACAAGCTAAATGGTATTAACAGCGGTATCTGCGATGGTTTCTATGCCGTGAATACCTCTTTGCTTCAGGGTTTCAACGGTCAGCAGATGGCCACCATGCAGGGTAACTACAATACCCAGACCGCGATTAACGGTTTGAGTTCTCAGCTTGCCAATTGCTGCTGTGAGAACCGTCAGGGCCAGGCAGATATTAAGTATGCTATGGCTACCGACACCTGTGCTATCACCAATTCCATTTCTAATGCAGCACGTGATATCACGGATAACGCAAATGCCAACTATCGTCAGCTGCATGATGAGCTTGTCGCCATGCGTATGGAGGACAAGGATGCCCAGATCGCAGACCTTACGCGTCAGCTTGGTCAGAAGGATCTCGCGGCTTCCCAGTGCGCTCAGAATGCATATTTGATCAGTCAGCTTCATCCGTCTCCGATTCCGGCATTTAATGTCCCGAATCCCTATGCTACGGTGGGCTATGGCTGCTACTGCAACCAGGCTTAGTTAACTGATTTGCGGAGAGGCTCTACTTGAGTATATTTTCACAGGGCCTCTCTGCCATTTGGAGGTATATTATGATCTCGCTATCAAATACGACTGATCAGACAGTCGCTGTCGGACAGTCCATTACCTTCGACACTGTGCTGCTGAAGAGTAAGAATGGCGCCGAATGCCATCGAAAGAATTCTGGCTCATTCAAGCTTTGTGCTAAGTGCGGCACGTACGAAGTCCATTTCGCAGCTAACGTAACTGGCACAGCAGCTGGTACGCCCGTGCAGCTTAGTCTCGCAATCGGCGGTGAGACTATTAACGAGTCTACTATGATTTACACTCCGGCTGCTGCAAACGCTGTTGGCAACGTGTCTACTGATATTCCGGTCGCTAATTGCTGCTGCGATTACGATCGTATCACAGTCGTCAATACTGGTACTGTACCGGTTATTGTCAGTGCCAATCCTGTACTTTTCGTACATCGTATCGCGTAAGGAGTGAGTAGCATGGATGATAACATGACTAAGCTTTGCGATATGAAGGCTGAGTTGACTTGTGCTGCTCGCGAAGCCTTGTGTGGCGATCTTGAGAAAGTTAACACTCAAGAGCTCGGAGAAGTCATCGACATGATCAAGGATATTTACGAGGCCGAGAAGGACTGTGCCAAAGCCAAATACTACAAGACAGTAGTTAAGGCTATGGATGGCAAGGATCGCTCTCGTCGTCTCGGTTATATTCCTATGATCGATCTTGATGAGGATTATGACGAATATTCTCGTATGCCTCATCATGACTGGGACGAAAAGTACGGTCGAGTGTTTAACGAGTATCGCGACGCTCGAAAGCACTATACTGAGACCCATTCTAGCTCGGATAAGAGTTCGATGGATGGCAAGGCACGCGAGCATATTGACTCTGTTATTGTTTCCATTCGAGAGATTTGGAATAGTGCAGATCCGACGCTTCGTCAGCAAATGAAGTCTCAGCTAACTTCTTTGGTTAACGAGATGTCTTAGCCTAAAGATGGATACGTTCAAATTAGGTGACGATATTTGGCGTATCCGATATGTTGATTACAATGATCCGATTCTCGTGGATCGTACCGGTAAAGCAACAGTCGCTGTGACTGATCTAGAGACAATGACAGTTTATATATCGAACCAAATCTCTGGAGAATTTCTAACCAAGGTACTGATTCACGAGATCGGTCATTGTATCATATTTAGCTTCCATTTACTTGATGATATTCATCAAATGGTCCATCCGCGGTACTGGGTGGAAGCTGAAGAATGGCTATGCAATTTTGTAGCTGATTACGGAGTTTATATTTTACAAACATTAAAACTAATAGGGAGGTAACAACAGGGATGGACTTAATTCAGTGTGTTGTTACTATTGCATGTGCTATTATTGCATCTTCTGGGTTCTGGAGCGTTATCATGAAGCGCATGGACCAGAGGGAAGAGGAAAAGCGTGCTCGTGAAGAGATTGCTACTCAAAATCGAGAGGCGCAGAAGAAACTACTTATTGGACTCGCCCACGATCGTATTATAACTCTCGGTATGACATATATCGAACGAGGGTATATTACAAAAGACGAGTATGAAAACTTCTTTACGTATCTGTACGAACCATACGTGGAAAACGGTGGAAACGGATCTGGTAATAAAGTAGCCAATGAGTTAAAGAAACTTCCTATTAGAAATTCTTAAGGAGAAAACATGGTTCTTGACGACAAGACGTATAAGGTTGCTAAGTATGTTACTAACATTGTTCTTCCTGCTATTGCTACTCTGTACCTGGCCATTAGCGGTGTTCTGGTTCAGGGCGGGTTGCCTGGTCTACCTTATCCTGATGTTGTGGCTGGTATTATTACTGCTGTGGTAACTTTCCTCGGTACTGTTCTTCATATTTCTTCGAACAATTATACTGGTCAGGGTGAGCTTACTGTCGACGAGTCTAAGAACGAGGACGATGAGGACAAGTATCAGCTCGTTCTGCATGAGGATCTCCCTTCGTTGGCTAAGAATGATAAGTTCGTAGTGACGGTCAATAAGACGCAGAATTAACACATGCTATAATGAGGAGTCATATCTTGAAAGGATGCAAAATGGATATTTTCACCGAAGCAATTAATGGTATTAAGACGTTCTTTGCTAATCCGTTGGACGACGAGATCAATTCAGTTCTTGAAGAAATGGCTTACGAGCATAGTGATACGGATAAGTATACGAAAATGTTGGATAACTTAGAGAAGCTCGAGAGGATCAAGAGTAACCAGAAATTTAAGATGGACTTTGATTTCTCTGGTATCGCTAAGGAATTCGTCAAGATCGGCGGTTCGTTACTTTGCATCGTAGCTATTAAGAAGATTGAAGATGAGATAGCTTTGACTGGTAAAGCACCTACGTTTATTCCTAGATTCTAGTTGAAGTATTTTTAGTATTTATCAGAACGACTTCTCAAAAGGATATGCCGCGTAGATTATACGCCATATCCTTTTTTTTCATTCGCGAAAAAATCACACGATATAATAGAAGGAGATCAGTTAGGATAAGCTCCGTAGCGGGAGTCCTGTCGTAAGCTAGCTAGGCTTGACTCAGGGATCTCTTTCTTTATATTTTTCAGATGGTTGAGTCATAGACTCTGGTAAGTAGTATTATCTCACCATTTGCTTTTTGTAAAAATATTTTACAACTATTGAAAGGAGCTGAATAATTTAGACATTAACTCGCACAGATAATTAGACACTTGTAAGGAGTAATTATGAACCAGTACACAACAAAGATTTGGAAAGAAAACCCGGACCATGTATCAATGATTCAGTTTGAATTTCTAAACGGATCTAGCATTTATTATAATCCAGATAGGAATGAATGGTTTGGTTTTGATAAGCATCATGAGGAAATAAGTCTACCGAATGTATATGCTATAGTATCTAGGCATGGCCTGGCAAAAGAAGTGGAAACTATGTCCCTTGAATGTATATCTGAGGCTAGTAAGAATACTACTGAAGGGTCAACAAGGCATGATGAAAAGAAGGTTTACGAATAATGGATTACTACAGCTTTTGCGAATTACAACCTGGCGATTTGGTAGCTGCTAATCGGGGACGATTCAAGGGTCGAATGTTCGAAGTTGAATCAGTAGACTACGATGAGGAAACTGCTAGGGTTGTTTGGTCCACTGCAAACGAGGCCATTACCCCTGACCCGATCCCTATTATGGACTACGGACGTTATAGCATTGATTCTTTGTATTAAGGAGATGTCATATCGCGAAAAAAATACATGGTATAATGACATATAAAGATTTTTGAAAGGAGTCGGAATGAAACTTACAAATAACGAGATTACCATTCTCATAAATTATTATGATGGTCTTAAGTTTGATGAGAAGATGCACGTAGACGAGATAAAGCAGACTTGCACCGATCTGCTCGATGGGGATCTATTGGCTACTCAACTAAAACGCTATGAGCATCGAATCGATGGGTATGAGTCTCGCATCAGTGAGTTGCAAGCTGAGCTTGACGAGCTTTAGTTTGTCATGGAGAAGAGTTTATAGAAATATAAGCTCTTCTCTTTTTCTTTGAAAGGAGATAACCGTGAAAATTGATCTAACCCTTCATGATATGGAACGACTTATCGCAGGATATAAACTTGAACAGTCGGAACTTGACAAGAAACGCGAAGAACTCAAAGATGAACTAAAGAACAATAAGTTTTTAGACGAACATTATGAAGATAGATTAGAAGTTCTAGACACTCAATGGATGGAAGTTCAATCTAGGCTTATGTGTTTCCTCATACTATTCGAAAAGCGTAGTGCCTATATGAACGCGCTTAATGCTATTTACGGCATTAATAACGTTAAAGAACCAGTACCCGACTATACCGAAGAAGAACTGCTTAAAAAGTTAACGTCTAATCAAAAGGAGAGCTAACCATGAAGATCGATATTAAACCGAGTGAGTTGAAAGCCATTATCAAGAGCTATGAGGTAGAACTAGAAAATCTCAATAAACAATATTGGGATTTGGAAAACGTGTATTGCGATTATATACAATACATGTCGATTCATAACGAGCGAACGGATAAAAAAGTCGAAGTGTCTAAACGCATTAATGAAATCAAACCTCGACTTGCGCATCTAAAAGCCACATACGAATCTCTTATAAATGACGTAAGACTCGTATACTATATTGATGGTGCGAACGGCATTCGTAGAAAGTGCCCGGTCTATGAAGATATGACGATAAATGACGCCGCAGAATTGCTTGATGAGATTGAATCTCGTAAGGAGGCTAAGAGTGAACACTAATACAGATTATTCGGATTATTCGATTACCAAATTCTACGATAAAGACGGAAATATTTCCGGAATTGAGTTTTGCCTAAAACGCTACAAGGAATCTAAAAATTCCGCTGAGACACAGTTTATAACTCTTATTTATGCGGTAAAAGATCAACGGTGGTTTGCAGAAACTCCTTTTGATGGCGGCACTATTGCATTGGAGCCTGGACGAGCGTTTAATATTGCTAGCTATATGGGGTTGGACGAGAAAGTTGCTGAGATCCTAAAGGAAGAAGGTTTGTGATGGAATAACAATAAACTGGTAAATGCCGACTATCTTAGAGAGTGTCTTGACGATGGTTGGATCGTTTTCAAATCAGATTTATTGTCCGATGAGGATTGGCCAGATACGGTCATCTATATTCTAGAGAAAGAGATCAAAGATAATGTCAAACAAAATGATTGATGCTTGGCTAGTTATTATGATAATCGGATCTTTTTTGGCCTTATTTTTTATAACATATCTTCTGATAAAAATTGTCATTTGTGATTATAAAGCATGGAAACGAAATAAAGCCGAAAAAGATCGTTATCGCAAAATGGAAGATAAATTCAAAAATCGTAAACTAACTGATTGAGAGACTATATGGAAAATTTATTTATATTTCTTTTGTTTATTATCAGTGCAACTGTAACTCTGTTTATCGCATCGGTAGCCATTTACGGTGTTGTTTTTGTATGTACAGAGATTAAAAAGCTTGTTGATACTTGGAGGTAAGTACATGCCCACATGCGTTCACGGAGACGTCTGTCGAGCTTGGATGATAAGCGATCGAACAAGAGGTAATGCGCCTTTGGTTTGTAGTTGTCCAAACGGATGCAAATTCTTTGAGGCAAAGTTTAGTAATACCACAGTAGTTGAGCGTAGATATTCAACATATCACCCATTTGGTTATATCGAGAAAACTACAACTACTTGGAGCAATTAAATGGAGCGTACCGATTTGCACCAAACGCATATATCAGGTAGATTATAACGATAAAGTTATAGGTTACTGGACACTGACAGATGGCGAGGATCTGATTAATACATTCATTCGCGAACTTAAACAGCATAAAATCGAAGAAATTCATATTGAGATGAAGAACTACGGTATAACTATAGATGATTTGAAAGAGGTTGATAAATAATGGATACCAATGATAAATATCGTTTGGAACTTTCTAGCGATCAATATGTAAATAAATTGATTCAATGGTGGAATGATACACTATTTGAGTATGGTCGTGTTATGACATTAGACTTTAAAGAATATTGCGACTTGGATTCTTATAATTCAGATTTTGGATCTTTTTGGTCATTCGAACTAACTGCAGACAAATTCGAAATGCGTATTAAACAAGATTCTCATCATGTAAAATCCGTTTGGACACTCGATCTGCCAGAACCCGAATTTCTTTTGTAGGAGAGGTAATATGATTAAGATTGAAGAAACTGAAACTTACGGATGGGAAGCAGCTATTCGAGGTATGCGCAACCCAATGAATTCTTGGGATAAGAGTGATAGTGGTATTTGCTATAAAGAAGTTGCTTGCCATTCATTCAATGAAAATAGAAACAATTGCGCCTATAATCTGGAGCATGACGGTTTCGTTATAGGCGATAATGATATAGAGCTCATGCATAGACTTTGTGCTGCTGGTAGCGATCATCGTAAGTTCATGCGTATGATCGTGGTTTATTGTGACATCACTGCTCCACTATATTGGTGGAAGGAATTTGACACTTACAAGGTTGGAACCGTTGCAAACTCTTGCAGTACGATGCATAAGATTCATGATAAAGAGTTTACCATTGATGATTTTAGTCATGAGCATCTAATGTCTTCTGGAGCACCTACTCGATTAAATGTTGGAAAAACATTTGAGGACGAATCATGCAATGAATTAAGCTTTGATCATTACGGGGCGTTATTAGGAGTTGTAAAATCTTTGAATTTCGCTAGAGACATGTATTTGCTACATGGAGAAAAAAAGTATTGGTGGCAAATGATTCAGCTTCTGCCTAGTTCTTATAATCAGAAGAGAACAGTAATGCTTAATTATGAGGTTCTAGCGAATATGTACAAATCCCGTAAGAGCCATAAGCTAGATGAGTGGCATGACTTCTGTGACTGGATTAAGACGCTTCCGTATTCTGGATTGATTACTGGCGAATTTGAGGAGTAGTAATGAAGCGTAGCTGTGCAAGATGTCGGAATTGCTGTCTGCACGATACGTATGCGAACATTTCTTCCGAGAATGCATATTGTTTTAATGGCGTAATTCGGTCAATCACTAGTGTCCGTGTGAACAATGATTATATTTGCTTGAAGTATGGGCATGTGATAGTTAAACCTTCCAGATATGTCTGTGACGATTTTGACCCTATTGACTCTATTTCTCTACCGGATTCATTTCGAGAGATAGAAAACGAATAAAAGCACATCCCTATTTTAAGGAGTTTTAATGGGCATTATCGAGTATTCTAATATTCAACGTAAAGTTCATAAATTGCATGAACACGTTGATCCAAGAGGTTGCTTGGAGTTATTAGCAGAAGAGGCTTCAGAAATAACTAAAGCAGCCATGAAGCTTATACGAGTATCAGAGTCTTACAATGATAAAGTTTATCCGGCCGATAAAAACAAATACAACATTGAAAACTGCGAAGTAGCTCTTAATAATGAAATAATGGACGTAATAACTTGCGTATTTCTTTTGCAAGCAGCTCATTATGATGTTCCTAATTCCCTCATGGATTACGACGTTATTAACGAGCGTCTGGACAAGATGATTGCGAGAATTGAGGAGAACAAGAATGAGTAGCATCCCAGAAAAGCGAATTATTAATCAATGTATTGACAAAATTCTAGGAATTTATCTCAAGTACAGTTGTAGTAATCTAGAACACAAACCTTTTGACGATAGATCTAGAGAGTTCTCAGTTACCTATGAAGGTTACGCTCCTCGCTTAAATTGTGTAGAGGTTGTTGTACAAGATAAGGGCAAGAACCGAACTTTCTTATTCCAAGTTTATCAGGACTACGCTGAATGCTATGCTGATGATTGGCTTCCTAGAAAAACCGATCACTATCTATACAAGGTAGAGATTACTGATTATCCTGAAAGGGGTCATGTCTTATACGAATGCGATGGACTAGCCTGCGGAACGCCATGCGAGTGTAAAGACTGTCGTCATACGACTGATATTACTCACGCAAAGAACTTCGAGTATAAAAACGGCTCTTGGGTAGAAATAGATGAGGGCTTCGATGAGCCGAATTCTTGCGAATCTAGTTCTGATCCAGTGAACCATCCGAATCATTACGAGATGGTCGGACCGTTCGAGTCTTTTGATATTATTGTCGAGTCTCTTGGAATCGATGGTGCTCGATATTTCTGTCAGGGTAATATTATCAAGTACCAGATGCGATATAAGCAGAAGAATGGCGAAGAGGATCTCAAGAAACGTCATTGGTACTCTAGGATGGATCAAATGCTAGCTAAATGCAAAACCATCGAAGACTATTACAAATTGAAGGAGAGTGATTTTTAATGGCCGTCACTAAAATGGACAAGCTGATGGAAAATTTGTCAAACGGTTTTGCTGATTTTTATAGGACCGCTTATGGCAAAAATCCACCTGATGTTGACCATGTTATCTTTAACGGACCAGCGACTATCGTGTTCTGGGAAGACGGCAAGAAGACAGTCGTAAAGCGTAAGATGGACGATCCTGATAACAAGAATCTGGCTATCATGTACGCGATTATGAAGCGCATTCTCGGATCGACCTCTGCCGTGAACCGCTATATCAACAAACTTGTCTCTGAGGCTAAGGTCAAGGATTCTAAGTAGAAAGGTTTTTTAATGCTTGCAATCATTGTCATTATTGCTGGTTTGATAATCGGCTGGGCATTCTCTTGGGGGATTACTGTCGGTATTCTTTGGGGCATTGTCTGGTTACTCAATATGGCCGGCGTCGCGATCGAGTTTAACATTTACGTTGCCACGGTAATTTGGCTTATCATGGCTCTGCTTCGTAGCGTATTTTCTTCAAAGAATGGAGACTAATCATATGAAGCGCTATAGGATCCGGGATATCCCGGAGATGATTGGTGAAGTTTTACTATGGGCCATTGGGATTCTTGCTGCTCTGCTCATTATTGTACTGCTTGGAATTCTAATCTACGGTTTACTTTTCGATCCATCGATGTTTGTCCACCATGTTGTAGTGACTGCTAAGTAAAGGTAACGCCATGAAACGATACACATTTTTACACTTCTGCTTTGATATGATTATGACTGTTATCACTGGAGGTCTATGGCTTGTTTGGTTGTTTTTCAAGTTTCTAAGGAATAACTCATGATGCATATAGTAGAATTTAACAAATATTGCGAGACCTGCAAGTATTCAGATGTAGACGAATGGGAAGACCCATGTAACGAATGTTTACACAACCCGGTTAAAGAAGATAGTCGAAAGCCAGTAAATTACACAGAAGACGGACACAACAATGAATCCAAGAGATCTAAGAAAACTAAGGCTTAGTCTTGGGTTAAGTCCGCGAGTCTGTGCCGCCGACATGGGCGTTACCAGGCAAACCGTCTATAATCTAGAATCGGGAAGAACTACCAAAGAAGCAAGCCTATATTATTATGAGCTATATTTACAAGAAGTAAAACGTAGGAGAGACGATGCAAGAAACCAAATGTAATATCACGTTCGAACCGTTATACAAAAGTTATTCGGACAAAGAAGTTATCGGTAGTCTTTGCCATATTAGCGATCCAAAGATGACCATTGGTTATAAGGACGGACGATATTGGGGATCTTCTCGTAATGGTGGTATTACAACGCCCATCGATGAGAAACGATTAGCCACGATTATCAAAATCCACAAACTTGACGTACTTCTTCCTTCTGAGTTTGAGTCTTATTCGCAGAAATAGAACATGCTATAATAGACTGGACAATGAAAGGAGTCTATCATGTACATGTCTGTGTCAGATCAATACTTTTGGGAATTTGTTCTTGTTATTTCAATTGGTATTACTTTCGCATTTTGGTACATCAAAGGAGTTATTGACGACAAAATGAAGGAACAGTATCGACTTGGATTTTACGAAGGATATGATAAAGGATGGTATACGTGTCGTGACATAATGTGGGATACATCAGACGAGAAAAATTAATCTAGTCAAACAGAGGTCAAGAAAAATCTTGGCCTCTTTATTTTTCTCTTGAAAGGAGAATGGTATGGTGAAGTTGGACGTTATTAGGAGCGGCATGGAGAAGCATTCCCCAGCAATTCTAACAGGACTCGGAATTATTGGAATCGGATCTACTGTTGTGTTTGCAGTACGAGCAACGCCAAAAGCACTTGATCTTATCGATGATGCATATTTGAATAAGGCACAAGGCGATCACGATGAGATGTATAACATGGAAGGAGAGCCCGTTATCGGTCATAAGCTTGAATATTTGGGAGTTCGTGATACCGTAAAGGCAACGTGGAAGTGTTATATTCCTGCAGCGGTAATGGGAGCATTCACAATTGCGTGCTTTATCGGATCGAATCGAGTAAGCGCACTTCGGACTGCGGCTCTTAGCAGTGCATATTCTATGACTGAGAAAGCTCTTAATACATACGAGCAGAAGGTTATTGATATTCTCGGAGCTGATAAGAACGAGGAGATCCGAGAAGCAATCGCGCAAGATCAACTTGATTCTTCTACGGACGTTGTGATTCCAACTTATAGTACTGGAACGGAACTTTGTTATGACACAATCACTGGTCAATATTTTTGGAGTGATAAAGAAAAAATCAGGGCTGCCGTAAACGATTTCAACAAGGTTCTTATCGGAGACATGTACGCCGATAAGAATGAATGGCTCCTTACGGTTGGCGAGAATCAAGTAAAAGACGGCCATCTTGTAGGTTGGAGCATTAGCAAACTGTTAGATATTGATATTAAGTCTCTAGTTGCTCCGAACGGAAAGCCGTGTTTAGCTATCGATTATTACACTCTTCCTTCTCCGGATTTCCGTCGCGAATTTTAAACATCCTATAATGAAGGGTTAAAGGCTATTGAAAGGAGAACCCTCATGAAGAAGCAGGATATTATGCATTTCTTCGACGAGCACAAAACCGAGATTATTTGCTTGGGAGTTGGTATTGGAATTGGCGCATACGCTGTGTACAGGCATTACTTTGGGCCGATTTTCGCAAACGAGCACGGCGCCATTATTAGGTTTAAAGGATCTGATGCAAAGAAAGCGGCGCATGATCTTGTGAGCGTAATGAATACTCCAAAAGATGCTACAACAATCGCGTACACAACCGGTTGTAATACTACAACTGAAGCAATAAAAACGATTAATCAAGAGCTTACCGAAGTAGGAGATGCGGAGAAAATTCTGTGGTGGATTGAGAAATTTTAAGATGTTTCAACCCACGTAGAGACACTAAGAATTCTTAGTGTCTCTTTTTTTTTTTTTGAGGTTCTTATGTATTGCTATCTTCTGATTGATGGACAATTCGTAAACGGCGGGTATTTTGAACACTTAGATGGAGGAACCCTCGATACTCGTACGTATGTAGCTACTCTTCAAACAAAGCTTGGAGACGAAAAAGTTTTTGTATCCAGTCGCCCAAATGTAATTTACAACAACACTTTGTGGTTGGAAGAAGATGACCCAGAACTTGCTAGGAATGCATTCGGAGATATGATAAGAAACAATTATTTTCAAAAGAAAGACCGATTGAAAGCGGAATACGACCACAATATGAATATTCTAAACGCATCATACTATCGTCAATATCCGCCAAAAGATTAGTTGATTTCGCGAAAAAATAACATCCTATAATGACATGGTATATTTAGTTGAAAGGAGTTTACCATGGCTGACGAGAAGAACGTTCAGGTTGAAGCTAACGAGGAAGTCGAGGAGAAGACTAATAAGAAGTTTGATATCCTGTTCCCCGCTAAGGTTGTTCTTGTCGCTGAAGCAGGCATCGCTGTTGCCGCTCTGGTGGCTTGGGCAATTTGCTCGGGAAAGGGAAAGCAGGTTTCTGAGGTCGTCGAGGCTGCTAAGGAAGTCCTTCCTGAAGTTGCAGAAGAAGCTGTGAAGGCTGCGATCTAACAATTCGCACATGTCTTTAGAGACGCTAAGTTTTCTTAGCGTCTCTATTTTTCTCTTGAAAGGTAAGTCACCACTATGATTAAGCTTTCGGATTTCGAACTCCACTCACTAATAAACATATATCAAGACACATTGACAAAAGCTCGAGATGAGTACTGGTATTCGGAAGAAGACCTAGTACATTTCGATAAAAATATTTCAGCTTTGGAAGATCGAATTGAAGTACTCTCGCGAGAATTAAACGCCTTATAATGAAGGTGTTATTCTCTTGAAAGGAGAACTATTATGAACTGGAAAGTTATCGAGGCCGTAGGAAGCATCGTTGGATCGATTGCTGGTTACGAAACCGCATCCACGATTATTGGAGCATTCATTCCAGCTACCGCATCAGTATTTAGGAAGAGTTCTATGCTGATCGGAGCTACTTTGATTGGTTCGATTGTTGGTGGTAAATGCATGGAAGAAGCCGGCGATCAGATTCGATCGATTCGTCGTTTATACGAGCATATCGATTTCGACAAGTTATTTGGTAAAAAAGTAAAAGAGCACTAACACGGAATAATAGGAGCTAATTAGCTCCTATTATTTTTTTAGAAAGGACCAAACCAATGGCAGAGATTCCGAATTTCCCTGGTAATTCTAACAAGAGTAAGCAGTTGAAGGCTGAGCAAGAGGAGAAAAACCTTAAACCAATTGTCAGCCAGCCTGCTGTTAAGCGTAAGAAAAGCATCGGACGCAAATTCAAAGAAGCTTTCATCGGAGAGGAATCAGAATCCGATAGCATTGTTGATTATATTCTCTACGATGTGCTCGTTCCAGCGTTTAAGGATACTGTCAGCGATATGATTAAGGGTTCTTTGGACATGGCTCTGTATGGCGAGCGTCGTCCTAACACCCGTAATATTTCTCGAGATCGAGGTCGATCCTATGTGAGCTATGGATCATATTCTAGCACTTCTACTCGAGATTCTCGTCCGACAAACCGATCAAGGCGCTCGGCTACTTTGAAGCTCAATAATGATGATATTGTTCTGAACAGTCGTTTGGAGGCGGAACAGGTAATTGATCGACTTTGTGATTTGTGCGATCGTTATGGTTGCGCTACTCTTGCTGATCTATATTCTCTCGTGGGTATTGACAGCGATCCTACTGATAACAATTGGGGTTGGAGTGATATGCGGATGGCGAGCACTACTCGAGTTCGTGATGGGTATATTCTCAACCTCCCACGAGTAGAAGCTCTATAATTTTAAGGATGGAAAAGGTGGATAGGCTTAAACGAATCTTACATGTACTCGCCTATTTGTTAATCGGGGTTATCTCTAGCGTAGCTTTGTTCCTTTTGATTAGGTTCATTGCGAAACTGGAGATAACCGTTATTCTAATGCTCTTATATATGGGGGTATGGCGGTGAGGACCTTGAGTCTTAATATCAGTCAAATGCGCGAGAAAATTGCAGATGCTTATGATGGCGATGGATGGAAGAAGAAAGTTCGTTTCATGCCTGATGATCAAGTTATCGCTATTTTCTATAGGATGAAAAAGAAGGGACAAATCAAAGATGCTGGTTAGCTTCAATCTATTTACCCTATTTCTCTATACAAGCTTTGTATTTTTTATGGGTTTTATTGCAGCTGCGATTCTTCGAGTAGGTGGACGAGATGAGTAACAAAGGTTGTTGTTTTCTTGTAAGCTTCTCGCCTTTTGAAGATAACGGTCGAATCTGTGTCATCGGAACAAAAGCAAAAGGCAAAGATGTAGAGATCGTCAATGCTCTTGATGATCAGAAAAAGGTACAAGCCATATATGATATTCTTACTAATAAGGATTACGTATGGCCGGACGACCTCAAATAATTTCTATTTTTGCTTATAAAGGAGTGCTGCACACCATGATCTGCTCGATTTGTAATCGCCGAGTTGCCAGCGAAGATACCCACACAATCACTATCAGCAACGGAGTCGACGACCGCAAGTATATTCATAACCATTTTATTCTCTGCCCGACTTGTTATTCTAATTTCAAGTATCAGTTGGAGGTCGCCGGAACTCCTATTGAGGGTCCCGAGGATCGAGACGATATTAAGTGGCCTGATGATGCTTAGTGGGATCGTACTCATCCTTCTCCTGGATACGAGCATAACAATCCCGATGATTAATGTAAAAACGCGTAAAAATCACGCCCTATAATGACATGGTATTTAGTCGAAAGGAGTTACCATGGCTAAGAAGGACGATAAGACTATCGGAGAGATTCTTGATGACATGGAGTTTCGCAACAAGATCTTTAAGTACGCCAAGATTGGAGCCTTTTTAGGTGTAACGGGATTGTTCATCTACTTTAAGGGTTACACTCGTGGCGTTCCTCATGGATACACGCTTGCACTCAATGATATCAAGACCGCTTTTCCGGAGATCTATAACGGATTGGTAGAGGCTGTGATGGCTGTTAAGTAACAGACACATGTCGGATAATAGGGAGTAATTACTCCCTATTATTTTTTGAGAAAGAGATCATATGCAAGTAGCAAGACAATCTGGAAAACCTACTCTTGATATCATCAGAATCTTGGAGTCTATGACACCTGAGCAGTATGCTTTGGTTAATAAGATGGTCAAGGACGAATTAGAGTATCGAATCTTGAACGGAAGTCCTGAAATGAGACGACTTGACGCAATTATGCAAGTACGAGCAAATCTTAAGAAAGCTTATTAATAAAAGGAGAAACCATGAATTTTTCAAGTGCTATTCAAACTGCTAAGTTCGCAATTGGACGAGGCGGTCTTGTCCTGAAGAAGTATAGTCCTGAGATCCTTACCGCTGCTGGCGTTATCGGCACGGTTGGTTCGACAGTTCTCGCCTGTAAGGCTACTCTGAAGGTTGAGGATATTCTCGACGAGGCTAAGAAGAAGTCGAATCTTATTAATGCTGTCCATGATGGTGAGATCGAGGTAGATGCTGAGTATACTGACAAGGATTATTCTAAGGATCTGCTTGTCAACCGTACGCAGACTGCCGTAAAGCTTATTAAGCTCTATGGTCCTGCTATTTCTCTCGGTGCTCTCTCGATTACGGCCATTCTCGGAGGTCAGCACATTCTCCGAAAGCGTAATGTTGCCGTCATGGCTGCTTATAAGCTTTGCGAGGAGAGCTTTAATAATTATCGTTCTCGCGTTAAGGACGAGCTTGGCGAGGAGAAGGATCGTCAGTTTTATTATGGAATGACTGAAGAGACCGTCAAGGATAAGGTGAAGTCTAAGGACGGTAAGACCAAGACTGTTACTAAGAAGGTAGAGAAGGCTCCGGATCATCTGTATTCGCAGTACGCACGTTTCTTCGATGAGGCCAATATTAATTGGGATAAGTCTCCTGAGCAGAACATGTATTTCCTTAAGATGGTCCAGAATCAGATGAACGATAAGCTCAAGGCTCGTGGTCATGTATTCTTGAACGAGGTGTATGATGCGCTCGGTTTTGATCGTTCTGAGGCTGGTCAGCTTGTCGGTTGGGTTTGGAATAAGGATAATACGGCGATGGAGGCCGGAGATGGATATATTGACTTCGGTATTTTCGACGGTAACGACTGTGCTAAGCGTGCTTTCGTCAATGGTGATGAGCGTTCTATCCTCTTGGATTTCAATATTGACGGTATGATCTACGATCTTATTTGAGATCTAGAAGGCTTTAATGCGCCTGGGACTGGGATACGAGAGTTGGATATTCTCAACTATCCCGGTCTTTATTATTGCGAACCTAAGGAGAAATAACAATGAATTTCATTCACGCAGCCGGAGCTACTAAGAACGGACAGATTGCAGCCAAACTCGTATGGAGCTATTTCGTCAAGAACGTTGATGATACCTATAACCCTACTCTGAAGGATATCGAGGATGTCGACATCTATGAGGTGTGGCATTGCTATATTCTTGGCAACGAGAAATGGCTTCTGGCTACCACCTATCCCGATGGCATGTATTATGAGGTTACTTATAATAAGGATAAGGATGAGTGGTATTTTGATGCTTACCAGAAAGTTAAGAACCTCAAGGTAAGTTCTGATATTATCGACAATCTTATTTAACAGTATAGGAGCAAACCATGAAACCTTTGGTTGGCACTTTGCTCGGTTTTGTCGGAGGCGTGGCAGTAGGCGGGATTGCTACGTATTTTGGAATGAAGGCAAAATTCGAGAAACACACGAATGACGTTATTCGAGAGTATCGCGAGTACAGTAATGGTCGCATTCAGAAGGCTCAGAGTGAGCTGAATAAAATCATTGCTAGCGATAAATTCGACGAGGAAGAGTATAAGAAGAAGGTCGCCTCAGAGCCCGAATTTGAGGACTATACATCTTATGCGCATAACAGTGCCTCAAATAGCGATATCGAGGCTTCTAGGGGCATCTCAGAGCCTCTGAAGGGCATTTCTGTCGACTCTGCTAAGGCTATTAAGGCTGATATGGATGCTTTGAGCCGAGACGTGCATGATTGCGACTTTGACGAGCATATGGCTGAGCGGGAAGCTCCAGAGGAAGATATTTCCGAGTATGATGAGGCTTTAGAGTTCGACCGACAAATGCATGAGGAAGCTCTAGCTGAAGGAAGTTCCGATTTTCCTCGAACGATCTCTGCTAGCGAGATGCTCAACCAAAAGCAGTGGTACTCGAAGGTGACACTAACTTATTATGCTGGTGACGATGTCCTGGCTGATGATCAGGATGAGCCTATTGAGGATCCTATGGATATTATCGGCGAGCATTTTAAAGAATTCTTTGGTATGAATGAAGATGAGCCTGATATCATCTACGTACGTAACGATGATCGGGAAAGCGACTACGAGGTAGCGAAAGTCGAGACTTCGTACGGGGACCGTTATCCTACAGAGAGCGTCAGCATTAGCGATTAGGAGTTCATATGAGCGGACTTATTGATACCGCTCGAGCACGACAAGAGTATTTTGCTTATTTGTGCAGTCTGGTTCATGCTGACGATCCGGACTGCACCTTTTCTAAGCTCATGCTAACTTTATTTAACATGGAGTTCGTATGGAATATTGATAATGACGTAAATCGAGCGGAAGATGGACTTAGTCTTCGATCGGATTTTGCCAGGTTGTATTGTGACGGTGATGAGGACTTTGAAGATTGGCTATATTCTTCATCGCCTTGTTCTGTTTTGGAGATGCTTATTGCACTGGCATATCGAATTGATGAAGACATTATGTGGAATCCTACTAAGGGAAATCGAGTGTTGCAGTGGTTTTACGAGATGCTCGAGAACCTTGGTTTGGATGGATTGAGTGATGACAATTGGGTGTATCCAGACTCGGATTTTAGGGTTAAAGACATCATTATTAGGATGATTTACCGCACTTACACCCGAAATGGCTTTGGTGGATTGTTTCCTTTGACTGATGGCCGGTGTGAAGATCAGCGAAAAATTGAGATCTGGAAGCAGATGAATACCTATTTTATCGAGAAATACGGGGTCGAAGAAGACCTTGATCTGTAATTTTTGTGATAAAATGTGATGTTTTTGAGTGACAAAAAATATCACACGGACTATCACAGCCATTTTTGGGCTTTGTGAGAATGGTCGAAAAAGGGCAAAAAAGGCCATTTGTGATAGAAATTTTTATCACATATCACAAAAAACATCACACAACGTTTTGCCTGGTAAATGGGGTTATTTGGACGTATTTGTGATACTTTTTACTATACTACTATAAAATAATATATAAAATAATATATATATATATAAGTGTTTACACCCCCAAATATCTCAAAAACATCACAAAGCCAATTTTGGTGGATTTTAGCTCTTGAGAGGAGGAACCGTTGGACTTTTATCGTATACGGCAGACAATGATTAAAAATCAGGGTCTCAAGATATATCCTGACTTTCGAATCGGAACTTATAGAGACTTCATGGCTCGCGGTCATTCGTTCTATGCTATCTGGGATCCTGATACTGGTTTGTGGTCTCAGAATGAACTGGATGTTCAAAGGATTGTCGATGATGAACTAGACCGACATTATGAGAAAGTAAAGGATAAGTTCGAGACTGATATTTTCGTTGAGTATATGAGTTCGTACAAATCTGGAAGTTGGAAGAACTATACTCAATGGGTTAAGAGTCTCCCAGATATGTATCATCCTCTCGATACGAAGTTGATATTTTCGAACCAAGAAGTTAAGCGAGAGGATTACGCTAGCAAGAGATTGCCATATCCTCTCGAGCCTGGAGACTATAGCGCTTGGGACGAATTGATCTCTACTCTGTATGAACCTGCCGAGCGAGAGAAGATCGAATGGGCAATCGGATCGATCGTTGCCGGCGCTAGCAAGAGTATTCAGAAGTTCTGTGTATTTTATGGTGAAGCCGGAGCTGGTAAGTCAACAATTCTTGGAATCATTGAGGAACTGTTCGAAGGATATTGCGTTAACTTCGATGCAAAGTCTCTTGGATCGTCCAGGAACATGTTTGCCACGGAAGCGTTTAAGTCGAATCCGTTGGTAGGTGTTCAGCACGATGGCGATCTTAGTAAGATTGAAGACAACACGATGCTGAATTCGATCGTTTCTCATGAGAATATGTTGATGAATGAGAAGTATAAATCTAGTTACTCGTCTAAAGTCAACGCGTTCTTATTTATGGGAACGAACAAACCGGTAAAGATTACCGACGCGAAGTCTGGCATTATTCGAAGGCTCATTGATATTTCTCCTAGCGGTAACAAAGTTCCGATCAATCGATATTTCGAATTGATGAGTCAGATTCGGTTTGAGCTTGGCGCTATCGCATATCATTGTCGAGATGTGTTTGAGAATCTAGGTAAGCATTACTATGATGCATATCGTCCGGTTAGTATGATGTTTAAGACCGATGTGTTCTTTAACTTTGTTGAGGATTCGTATTTGGTCTTTAGTCAGCAACCGTGCGTTACCTTGAAGCAGGCTTATGATATTTACAAAGAGTATTGTCAAGAAGCTAATGTCGAATACAAGATGCCTAAGTATAAGTTCAGGGAAGAGCTCAAGAATTATTTTGAGAACTACTCTGAAAGGGGTCGAGTTGACGACAAGCAAGTCTGGAACATATATTCTGGATTCTTGAAAGATAAGTTCGAACTTATCAAAAAGCTTGATGATGGTGCCGGAGAAGAAGAGATTGAAGTAGCAGAGCCTACTAGAATGGCCCTAGAAGCCTCTGAGAGCCTGTTTGACGGTATGTTTAAGGATTGTCCGGCTCAATATGCCTCTTCTAACGAAACGCCCCTTAAAAAGTGGTCTGAGGTCTCTACAACCCTTAACGATATTGACACTCACCAGTTACATTATGTTAAGGTTCCGGAGAATCATATTGTCATCGATTTTGATTTGAAGAATTCGGATGGAGACAAAGACCAAGATCTAAATTTGGAAGCTGCTGCAAAGTGGCCTCCGACTTATTCAGAGTTTAGCAAAGGGGGTGCTGGAGTACATCTGCATTATATTTATGACGGAGATCCTAAGAAGCTCAGTCGAGTATATTCTGAGGGAATCGAGATCAAAGTCTTCACTGGGAACAGTTCGTTGCGTAGACGTTTGAGTAAATGCAATGATCTTCCCATTGCCCATATTTCTAGTGGGCTTCCCTTGAAAGGAGAGAAAGTGATTAATTTCAAAGCTGTGAAAAGTGAGCGATCACTTCGAGAGCAAGTAACAAGGAATCTTAATAAGGAGATTCATCCCGGAACCAAGCCGAGTATTGATTTTATTTATAAGATTCTTGAAGATGCATACAAGAGCGATCTTAAGTATGATCTTACAGACATGCGTCCGAAGGTTCTCGCATTCGCTAACAATAGCTCACACCAAGCTGATTATTGCGTTCGACTAGTGGCCAAGATGCATTTCAAGTCCGAGAATTACGAGAGTGATCCATCAATTGATTATGATGATCAGCGAATCGTATTCTTCGACGTTGAGGTATTTCCTAATCTGTTCTTGATTAACTGGAAGTATGCCGGAGAGGATGCGACATGCGTTCGTATGATTAATCCTACTCCTTCTGAGGTTGAGCAACTTATTAAGATGAAGTTGGTTGGCTTCAATTGTCGTAGGTATGATAATCATATTCTGTATGCTCGATATCTCGGTTACAGCAATCTCGAACTTTATAATCTGAGCCAGAAGATTGTTAACGGTAGTCGTAACGCTTTCTTCGGCGAGGCTTACAATATTTCGTATACAGATGTGTACGACTTCGCTTCCGCTGCCAACAAGATGAGTCTTAAGAAGTGGGAAATTAAACTTGGAATTCACCACCAAGAGTTGGGTCTCCCTTGGGATCAGCCGGTTCCTGAGAGCAAATGGGTTCAGGTTGCAGAGTATTGCGACAACGATGTTATTTCCACAGAGGCTGTTTTCAATCATTTGAGTGGCGACTGGGCTGCACGACAAATCCTTTCCAAGATCTCTGGACTTAGTGTAAATGATACCACCAATCAGCATTCCACTAGGATTATCTTCGGCAATGATCGTCATCCTCAGGGTAAATTCGTATATACTGATTTGTCTGAGATGTTCCCGGGATACACTTTCGATCACGGTAAGAGTTATTATCGTGACGAACTAGTCGGCGAAGGCGGATACGTTTACGCCAATCCTGGAATGTATACAGATATTGCGTTGCTTGATATCGCATCGATGCATCCGAGTTCGATCGAAGCATTGAATCTGTTCGGTCCATATACTCAGAGGTTCAGCGATATTAAGCAAGCGCGTATTGACATTAAACACAAGGACTATGAGTTGGCCAAGACTGTTCTGGATGGAAAGCTTGCCCCATTTGTTGAAGCGTTGGAGTCTGGCACTGCGTCATACACCAACAAGGATCTTGCTGCAGCATTGAAGACTGTTATTAATTCAGTTTATGGATTGACTTCTGCCAAGTTTGAGAATCCGTTTAAGGATCCTAGGAATATTGACAATATTGTGGCTAAACGTGGCGCACTGTTTATGATTAATCTTAAACATGAGTGTCTCGATCGCGGTTGGCCGGTTGTCCATATTAAGACAGATAGCATCAAACTTGCTAATGCTACTCCTGAGATGATCCAATTTGTTGTTGATTATGGCAAAAAGTATGGTTATAATTTCGAGCATGAAGCTACCTATGATCGTATGTGTATCGTAAACAACTCCGTTTATATTGCACATTCAAAGTGGGGCGACCATGCCGGTGAGTGGACCGCCACAGGAGCACAGTTTGCTCAGCCCTATGTGTTTAAGACCTTGTTCTCTAAGGAGCCAATCGAGTTTAAGGATCTTTGTGAGACGAAGTCAGTTACTTCGGCACTATATTTGGACATGAATGAAAATCTTCGAGATGTAACAATAGAAGAAGGCGAGCTAGCCAATCGAGTATTTAATGCAAAACTAGATTTGACTGATCCGAAACAAAAGAAGAGGCTTAAGCGTCTTAACCCAGACTTTGAGGTTATTTCTGATGATGAGTTGAAGCAAGCTATTTCTGAGGGACATTCATATGTCTTTGTTGGTCGTGTCGGATCGTTCTGTCCTATTAAGAAAGATTACGGTGGTGGTCTTCTCGTTAGAGAGAAAGACGGGAAGTATTACGCTGTAACCGGAACTACCGGATATCGTTGGTTGGAGTCTGAGACAGTAGAGCTCATGAATAAGCAAGACGATATTGATCTTGGTTATTATAACTCTTTGGTTGATGACGCGATTAATGATATTTCAGAGTATGGTGATTTCGAATGGTTTGTTTCCTTGGAGGATCCTAAGGAAATTGTTCCTCCTTGGTGTACTAAGCCGGAGCTTCGAGATCCCGATCTGAATCAGTGCGCCAATTGCTCTGAGAATTCTACTTGCGGATTGCTTAATTAGGAAGGATGTTTTTATGGATGACAATAACACGTCGTTTACGTCTTTGATTTTTGCAGTAGTGATTATGCTTGCTGTGTGTTGGTTAATTTGTACTTTTGGCACATATCTGGTTTGTGTTTGTTTGGGCATTAACTGGGTTATGTCGTATGGCACAGCGGTGTTCGTTGCTTTGTTGACTATCAAAAGTGTACTTATTTTGATGAAATAATTTTGAAAGGACTTTACCATGAATAATCAGAACCGAGTCACTAACAATATTTCTATCGAGAACGCTCATATTATGTGGCGTAATTTTGCAGGAAAGCCTTCTCAGTATAATGCACAGGGAAAGCGTAATTTCTGTGTCCAGCTTGATGAGGATCTTGCTCATGAGCTTGAGCGTGACGGTTGGGCAGTTAAGTGGCGTGAGCCTCGTGATCCTCAGGATACCCCGTTTGCATATTTGCAGGTGTCTGTGAGCTTCGATGTTATTCCGCCTAACATCTATGCTGTCACTTCTCGTAATAAGACTCGACTTACTTCGGAGACGGTTGATATCCTCGATTGGGCCGACATTTCAAATGTGGATCTCATTATCCGTCCTTACAATTGGGAGGTTAACGGTAAGCATGGCGTAAAGGCTTATGTCAAGGCTATGTATGTTACTCTCGATGAGGACGAGTTTGCCGATAAGTATTCTGATCTTTACGACAGTAATGAGGATTAATCTATATCCTCATCAAAGAAAAGCGATAAACGAACTGAGGCCTGGCTCCATCCTTTGTGGTGGGGTCGGGTCCGGTAAGTCCAGAACCGCTATAGCCTATTATTTTTGCCAAGAGTGTGGTGGTAACATATCTTCTGATGGCGAGTTATCGTCGATGACGAAACCAAAAGATTTATATATTATCACCACCGCTCGTAAACGAGATACCTTGGAATGGGAAGATGAATGCTTACCTTTTTTGATAGGCAAGAAGGATTCTCCATATTCCACGAACTTCGTTGTGGATAGTTGGAACAATGTAAAAAAGTATCAAGATGTAAAAGATGCTTTCTTTATATTTGACGAACAGAGAGTGGTTGGTAGCGGTACTTGGGTAAAAGCTTTTCTTAAAATCGCTAAGAATAATCATTGGATTTTACTTTCTGCCACTCCTGGAGACACTTGGTCTGATTATATCCCAGTGTTTGTTGCAAATGGCTTTTATAAGAATCGAACAGATTTTCTTCGTCAGCACGCAGTCTTTAATCGTTTTACGAAGTATCCTAAGATCGATAGATATGTAGATTGTCGAAGGCTTGAAAAGCATAGAGATTCTATAACTGTCGAGATGCCTTTTAAGAAACATACTGTTAGACATATGTTCGATGTGTTTGTCCCTTATGATGAGAATTTATATTCTGTCATAAGTAAAGATCGATGGAATCCGTTTGAAGATCGCCCAATAAAAGATATTAGCGAAGTTTGTTATTCTATGCGCAAAGCAGTGAATTCCGATTCGGCTAGAATCGAACAAGTCATATCTTTGTTAGCGAAGAATCCAAAAGCTATTATTTTTTACAACTTTGATTACGAATTAGATATGCTTCGAGCTATGTGCTTCGAGAATCATATTTCTTGGGGTGAATGGAATGGGCACAATCACCAATCGATTCCAGAAGGAGACCGTTGGGTATATTTGGTTCAATATACAGCCGGTGCAGAAGGATGGAATTGTATAAAGACCAATGTGGTTATTTTCTATTCGTTAAATTATTCTTATAAAATCATGGAGCAAGCTTCCGGTCGAATAGATCGAATGAATACTCCATATTTTGATTTGTACTACTATCGTCTTCGATCAAGATCTAGCATTGACTCGGCGATATTCAAGACATTGATGAATAAGAAAACGTTTAATGAAAAGAAATTTCTTGGCGTATGAGGATCGCGTAAAAATAACATGCTATAATAGAAGGAGTAGAATACGCCTAGGGGCTAAATCTGCTCCTTTTATTTTTCTGAAAGGTTTTTTTTATGCCAAAAGAAAATTCCTTTCAAGCACAACTCATAAAAGATTTGAAGATACTGTTTCCTGGGTGTATGGTTTTAAAGAATGATGCAAACTATATTCAAGGGATTCCGGATCTTCTTATTTTGTTTAATGATCGATGGGCAATGCTTGAATGTAAACGAACCAAAAAAGCATCGCATAGACCTAATCAGGAATATTATGTTGACCTTCTAGGAAAGATGTCTTATGCGGCATTCATATACCCTGAGAATAGAGAGGATATTTTGAATGAACTTCAACAAGCATTACGATCTTGAGGGTAAACACGCTTTTCTTAGTGCAAGTCAGCACGCTTGGGTTAACTATGATGAAGGCAAGTTAATTCGAGTATATTCTAATTTGCTGGCTGCAGCTCGAGGAACCAAACTTCATGAGTTTGCTTGTGAAGCTATTAAGTTGGGAGTTCGACTTCCAGATAATAAGCAAACTATTAACATGTATGTTAATGACGCTATCGGTTATAAGATGACTCCCGAGTTGGTTCTTAAGTATTCTAATAATGCTTTTGGAACAGCTGATGCTCTTTCTTTCAAGAAGGATCTTTTAAGGATTCATGATTTGAAAACTGGTAGATCAAAAGTCTCTATGGTTCAGTTGGAGATCTATGCGGCTTTATTCTGTCTGGAGTATGATGTAAAGCCAAATGATATTCAGATGGAGTTGCGGATTTATCAATCAAATGAAGTTCTGGTACACAATCCAGATCCTGATGATATTTTCCACATCGAAGACAAGATCATTTTGTTCGATCAGCGCATTGAAGAACTTAAGCAAGAGGAGGAATAATGAACGATGACGAATTAATGCATTATGGTACTCCTCGACATTCTGGTCGATATCCTTGGGGTAGTGGCGAGAATCCATATCAATCATCCACTGGTCTTTATGGGATGGCCAAACAGCTAAAAAGCCAAGGCATGTCTGATAAAGAAATTGCTGAGTCATTCGGCATGAGTACTCGAGAGTATAAATCGGCATATTCTAATGCAAAGAATGAAGTTCGTGCAGCAAATCGTGCTGAGGCTCTTAGGCTAAAGGATAAGGGATATTCTAACACTGCTATTGGCAAACGAATGGGTGTTAACGAATCTACTGTTCGCAGCTGGATGGATGAGGATATTGCCGAGCGATCAAGTATTTCTAAAAACACAGCAAAAGCTTTAAAGAGCGCTGTGGATGATAAGAAATATATTGACATTGGCGGTGGCGTTGAGAATCAAATGGGTATTTCTCGTACCGCTCTCGATAATGCTGTTAAGATGCTGAAAGATGAGGGTTATACCGTTCATTATATTCAGACAGAACAACTTGGAACCGGTCATAAGACCTCCATCAAGGTTCTAGCTCCTCCTGATACTACATATTCTGAAGTATGGAACCATAAAGCTGATATTGAGTTTCCCGGATTTCATTCTGAAGATAAAGGCCGAACCATTGATAAAATCGGAAAGCCTATTAGTATTTCCTCTAAACGCATAAAAATTAATTATGCTGAAGAAGGAGGAAAAGACAAAGATGGTGTTATCGAACTTCGTCGAGGCGTAGATGATATTTCTTTGGGTAAAGCCAAGTATGCTCAGGTTCGAATCGCTGTAGATGGTACCCATTATTTAAAGGGCATGGCGATGTATCGCGATGATATGCCAGATGGTGTTGACATTATATTTAACACTAACAAGGCAAAAGGTACTCCCATGCTTGGCGAAAAGGATAATTCAGTCCTAAAACCTATGAAGAAAGATCAGGATAATCCTTTCGGAGCAACTATCAAAGGTGAACGAGAGCTTATTCTTGCTCAGCGATATTATACCGACAAGAACGGAAAGCGTCAGCAATCGGCAATTAATATTGTAAACGAGGAAGGCGATTGGAATACCTGGCGAAAGAGCTTATCTTCGCAGATGTTATCTAAGCAAAGTCCTATGCTGGCTAAGAAGCAATTAAAACTCGCTTATGATCTTAAGCAGGATGAGTTTGATAGTATTATGAAACTCGAGAATCCTGTTATTCGCCAGCAACTTCTTGATAAATTCGCAGATGGATGCGATTCTGCATCCGTCCATCTCAAGGCTGCTGGTCTTCCTCGTCAAGCATCAAAGGTTATTCTTCCATTTCCTTCGATGAAAGAAAACGAAGTTTATGCTCCATCATTTCGTGATGGCGAAGAAGTCGTATTAATTCGATATCCTCATGGTGGAACGTTTGAGATCCCTCGACTTAAGGTGAACAATAAAGTTCCAGACGCTAAGAAGACACTTCATAATGCTCAAGATGCAATTGGTATTAACGCCAAAGTGGCTGAGCGATTATCGGGAGCAGACTTTGATGGCGATACGGTTCTTGTTATTCCTACAAGTACTGCTAAAATTAAAACTTCAAAACCCTTGGATGGTTTGAAGGACTTCGATCCACAACGAGACTACAAAGCATATCCTGGTATGCCTGAAGTAAAAGGTTCCGGCTTTCATAAGCAGCAACAGATGGGTAATGTTTCAAATCTTATTACAGACATGACCATCAAAGGTGCTACGCCGGACGAGTTGGCTCGTGCTGTTCGTCATTCGATGGTTATTATTGATGCTGAGAAACATAATCTTAATTACAAACAATCAGCTATTGATAATAATATTGCTGAGTTGAAAAAGAAATATCAAGGAGGAAGCAATCGCGGAGCTTCTACGATTATTTCTAGGGCCAGTGCTACAGCATATGTTCCGGTTCGTAAGGAAATAACGAACACAAAATATATGACTGATGATGAGAAGAAGCGATATTCTAAAGGTGAAAAGATATATCGCGAAACAGGCGAAACTTATATTTCTAAGAAGACTGGAAAAGAAGTCAAACGTATTTCTACATCCACAAAAATGGCCGAGACTTCTGATGCGAATACTTTATCTTCAGGATATTTAATCGAGACTGTATATTCTGAACACGCCAATAAATTAAAGGCCCTGGCTAATAAAGCACGAGCCGAATCCAGGTCTACCGATTATATTCCATATTCAAAAGAAGCGCATGTAAAATATAAAGATCAAGTAGATTCTTTAAATTCTAAGCTAAATATAGCATTGAAGAATAGGCCCCTTGAGCGTAAGGCTCAGCTTATAGCTAATGCTAAGGTTAAGAATGTATATGCAGCTAATCCTGATATGGATTCGGATGATTTAAAGAAGCTTAAAGGTAGGTGCTTAACAGAAGCCCGCTTACAGACAGGTGCTTCTAAGCAACAGATTAAGATAGAGCCTAAAGAATGGGAAGCCATTCAGGCTGGTGCTATCTCTACCAATAAGCTTAAGTCTATTGTACAGAACTCAGACCTTGATGTACTAAAGCAGTTAGCTATGCCTCGTGAAATGCGTGGTGTTACACCAGCACAAGAGTCAAGGATCAAGGTTCTTGAGAGTCGTGGGTACACACTTGCTGAGATAGCAGATGCTGTTGGTGTGTCTACTAGCACTATCAACAACGTACTACAAGGATAGAAAGGAGAATGACATGGTGATGCTTACTACTGTTGACAATCCTTTCAATCCTATCACACAGTTCGATGATTGGTATGAGTATGATGAGTCGAAAGGCTATTGTACTTCTGGTTATGTGGCTCGAATAGCTAAGACTAGGGATGATCTATCAATGAATGATCAAGAC